GAAACAAGTAGTGTCGGATTGATGCCCATGCCTATCATCATCAACAACAGTGTGAACGACAATGTTAGGTGAACAGTGACGAACCACCCAAGCCATCGGGTCTTTCTGTTGATGAAATTGATTCTTCTGATGTAATTTATCATTGTTCTTCTTCCTCCAAGTCATCGAACATTACCTCTCCAAGACCGTTACAATAATCACAGTCTGACATAACTCCTTTGAGGTATCCACCTTTGTCGTAATCACGTACTGCAACAGTCTTTTCAATGCGGCCTGAACCGCCGCAATCTGGACATTCTTTGAATATCATGGCTCTAGGTATCCCATATCTATCATGTCTTGTATTCTTCTACCGTACCATCCTTGTAGGTGCTGATAGAGGCCTGTGTCATAGATGTACTGCCAAGCCGCTATAAATTCTTCTTGGCTTTTAGCAGTCTCAATGCCTTCAGCAATCCATACTGCTTCATGATTCTGAAAAGTATATTGGTCTGTAGTCTTCATAACCGTCCTCCGTTGAGATTTTGGCTTTGTTGAACATAATCATAACTCGCAAGTCATGGTCATCTCCTATGAATCGTATGTCCTTAGCGAGCTGTGGTAAAGGTGTACGAGGCACACCCATGTCACCATCTGGGTCTGTACCAGCAAACATTCCTTTGTTTACAAGGGGTTGCGGATAGTTACGATGAATCCAGAAGTGACGCTTCTCTGCATAAAGTCCCTCATCATCAATGTAAACACCATCACCATTGTCGTAGAGGCGTACAAATGTAAACATGCTACAACCAATCAAGTCTCTGATATAGTTGTAATCAGTATCCATCTCTACAGTTTGGCTATCGAGGCGTTGCATCTTTGGGTCAATGATTGTTTCCATAGTCAGCATCTGACATTCTCCCTTCTTGCGGCTCTTGAACTTCAACTTCAATATCCGCATTAGCAAAATCATATGCATCTAGTGCTATAATTCGTGCCTGATTTTCATCTGAGGCAATGACTTCACTGGTTAGTGAAATGGTAACAAGATATATGCGATTCATGTGAATCTCCTGTGAATTGTTCACAAAAAAGCCCCACCACCCGAAGGTGATGAGGCAGTGTGCTTGGGAATGTAGACAGTCCTAGAAAGGAATGTCATTGTCAGCGGTTGAGGATGAGGCCGCTGGTGCAGAGCCACCTTCAGCCGAAGCCTTCCCAGCAAGACGGAAAGTAGACCCTGCGCCTGCTAGTTTAACCTTGAATGAACGCATTGTCACGCCATCTTTTTCGTACTCCTCAATGATTGGGAAGCCTTGAGCAAAGACGGTAGTGCCTTTCTTGGCGTATGGCTCGATTACATTGGTAACGAGACCCTTGCCATTGCTACCGTCCCAAGCTTCGAGGCGATACCAGTGAGTCTTCTCGACCTTCTCGCCTTGCTTGTTAGTGTAGCCTTCGTTGACAGCAATGGACACGTTGGCAACCTTAGTGCCATTGACATCACGAATTTCAGGATCAGCACCGATGTTACCGGATACAGTGATTTGTGCAAAGTTCATGTCTGATTCTCCTTACGATTGACATGGTTGATTGGTGGTAGAGGCAAGATTCCGACCGATGAAACTCTCACCTCTACCATAAAATTCATTTGGCTTATACTCTACCAAATGAAATCAGTAAGAGGCAACCAATGATTATACCAGTGGCTACCAATGCAAGTTCATAAAACTTAGGATTGAACATGATTACTCCTTCTTGGGCTTACATGTACCCATTCATATTTGAATCTTTTTCTCATTGGCTTTTTATAACCGTTCAGCTTCTTCAACGTGTAGAGGCTTACTGAAATGATACAACCGCCTATGACTGCCGCCATCATGCCAGCAAATGTGCCAGCAAACATAACAACCAGCAAGGCTGTTGAGGCTATGTCAATGGGAATATCAAGCCAAAGTACCTTTTTCATGTCAAATTTGGCTAAAAGAAACAGGATTGCAAGTGCTGAGAATACACCAGCGATAATGTAGAATATCATAATGTCCTCCTTTGCGATCTGAGGCGTTAGTCCTACCTTCAGGGTTGACAGGATTTTGAGATTGTCTGCTTTGCTAGGGTGTCGGGAGTGCGTGAACGTCCTGACTTGACTGACGACCCTCGAGGGGTCGGAAGGCAACTACCAGAAACCAGAAAAGAAATGAGAGACTAGAGCGTGATGCTCCAGCCTCTCGATGGTTGCTACTTGCTCATGACAGTAGCATTCTTGGCAAGGTAGTCGTTCTTCTCCTTGGTTGACATAGATGACCATTCCTGCATCGTCAGTCTCTTGCGATACATCCGATACTGCTTGGCTTTCTTATCTGCATCAAGTTGTTTGACTGACTTGTATGCTGACATGGTATAGCCAGTGCGCTTCTCAATCTCTGGCCTGACTTTGGTGATGTAGACATAGTGCATATTCCTGATATATGCGTACTGCTCACGAAGTAGGTCACGCTTCTTGATAAGCGAGTCATGGCTGAGACTGCCAATCTCTGTGATAGTATCGGTACGCTCACTGGCACGAATGTCATCGTTGAGTGATGCGCCATAGTCTTGCAAGAGCTGCATCTGGTACTCACAGAAGCGAAGACGATTGTCAATTATCTTCTGTGGTAAAGTAGCCTCACCTGACTGTGAGTGAAAGCAGATGGAAGCTATCTCCAACTGTGCGAAGTGGTGTTGCCAAGCGTCATCGTATGTCATCTTGGCAGTCTCTGAGAATGTGTCCCACTGCAACCTACGAGCAATGTCGTCAAGGTATTCTGTGGTGACATCCTCAAGACGAGGTAGTGATGTGTCAACTTGTGTTGGCTGATGGTCAGCTAGATTGATTACATAAGTCATTTGATTCTCCTCTGCGTAATGGGGATGATTATAACTAACCACCCCCTACTTGGCTTACTGATAGGTATGTGCATCAAGTAGTGATGCTAGTTGTGATGCTCGTTCGTAATCACCGTCATCCAGTGCCATCTCAATCTCATCTTGTAACCAGATAGGCTCATAGTCTGGTGCAAATGGTACATCAGATAAACGGTTGGTCTCTTCGATGTGTGTTAGTAAACGCTTCATATGTGACATAATGTTCTCCTTTACGTCAAAAGTTATGCAACACCATACACAGGCTTTGTTGCGATGATTTCGGATAGTCAAATTTCGTAGGCGGTCAAGAGCAAAAGGGGTAAGACCCCCTTGAAAGGAATTACTCAATAACATCTCTTTTTTTACCTTCGGACAAAACGAGAGTTACGTAAAAAAAGAGATGCCATGTCGAGCCATGCTCGACTCAATTCAATAAGTAATTGCTTTTTTTGCTCTTGTTCTTAAGGTTATGACGACTTAATACTTGCAGTCGTCATGTTCTTTAGATGTACCGCCTTTGCTTGTTATGTGAGACACCATCTTAAGCTCGATGTAGATGATCAGTACAAACAGCTCATGCCCGAATAGGGCTAAATTAAATACTACGGGTTACCGATGGACGAGCTTAAATGGATGTCGTAACTTACAAGTCGGAATTTGATAAACCCGAAGGATAATCTCGCAAAAAAGACTCGTGTGTGTGTGTGTTCCCTTCGAGAGAATGACCTGATGCCAATCAGCCATTCTCGGGTGAAGTGAAGACTCGCCAGCTGTTTCGCTTCTTCAGCGAAACTCCGTCTGGCCTCGGCTAAAGCCGACTGTCTCCTGAGAGTTTGGGATTAGCGTTTGCGGTGGAACGTCCGTCATCGAGGTATCCATACCGATAGGAAGACAGCATGGAGCGAAGTGCTAGCCCACCTACGGATGGGCAACGAAGCGGATTGCTTTCTTCCGAAGAGATGTCGCAACGGCCACACATAGCAAACCAATACTGTCGCCTTGCGACACTGAATGTGTCCACGGCAAAACGTGGTCGTCTGAAAGACCGCACCCCGAGAAGGGGACAAAATAAACATGGGCGAATAGCCCTCAATAAAATAACGGCACAAATAACGTGAGATACGGACGACAAAGCGGCAATTTCACGAAAGGGTATTGACAAGGGGTTGTGAGTAGTATGTATAATCGTCCGTGACGCAGTGAACAGGTCTCGGGTATGACGAAAGCAGATACAACACAGCAAGAGAAGTATAAAGGTGCGATTGTTCCGATGGAAGACATCGAAAAGCATGCACCGATGGCACAAGCAGGGAACGAAAAGTTGACTGAGCCACAGGCTGAACTAGTGCATCTCATCTTGCATAATGGTTGCAACCCAAGTGAAGCGGCAAAGACGCTGGGTAGGAACAAGGCTTGGACTTATAATACCTTGAAGAAACAACATGTTATCGAGTATAGGCAACAGTTGGCTATGATGACTTTGGGGTGGGACGCTACACAAGCGATGGCGACAATGCGTGAGTTGCTGGATAGCAAGAGCCATTACGTTAGGCTTGAAGCCGCCAAGGACTTGATGGACAGAGCAGGATTTAGACAGGATGCGGTGCGTACACCGAGTACGGCTGTGCAAATCAATTTCAATGTCGACTAGGGGGTACCCTTTTTGCTTAGACGTGCCTGTACAGGAAGGCACTTAGAAAAACGGGGCGGCAAGGTATAACAGGTAAATCACACACGCAATAGACTTAATAACCCTAACCCCAGTATAAATTTTTTTTTCAAAGGAGGTAATTATGGGAAACAATGACACAGGTGGAGGCGGTTCATCTTATGATGATGCTCCAATGCTAACAGCAAGAAGACAGCGTGAAGAAAAGAAGGTTCGTGAACTTGAAGATATTCGTGCTGGTGGCGGTGCTTTCGGAACTGGTGAGACTGGTATAGGAAAATCTTTTTATGCCAGAAGTGAAGGCGGCAACATTATCAGGTCTAAAAGTGGTTCTGGTGTTACAAGTAGGGCTGGAAGACAGGCGGTTGAAAATGTTAGAGCATCTATGGAAGGCAGACCAGCTAGGGACATGAGTGCAGAGCTTGCCGCAATGGTCGCACAGGATGATAGTCCAGACCCGATTACACCTCAGATTCAAACAGTGACTGACACTTCTAAGCCAAGAGAGTCTACTGATTTGAGCAAGGCGGCAAGAAGGGCGACAGCTCAGGGTCAAAAAGGTGCAAAGTCTCGTCTCTTTTATGATAACCAAAGAAGTAGTCTTTCGTGAATCTAGATTATAAGCCCCCAGGGTCTGTAGCCAAGGCATTTATGAAGGATGGTTCTTTTGTGCGTGGCATAAGAGGACCTGTTGGCTCTGGTAAATCCGTGTGTTGTTGCATGGAAATAATGCGGAAGGCTGTCAACCAAGCCCCTAATTCTGCTGGGGTACGCAGAACAAGGTGGGCAGTCATTCGT